AGCTGATGCACAAAGAAAGGGTCATTTACCTGTACTCATAATCACAGAGAAGAAATGGAATTGGGCTCATGCTGTTGAATTGGGGTTGAATGCTGAACTCAATGAAGATGGTGAGTGGGATGGTGATTTCATATTCAATGATTCATTTGATTATATTGAGCAAATGACTGATTTTATAAATGAAATTATTGATGAGCAAGAAAAAGGTGATTTACCGTATTCAATTTTATTCTTGATTGATAGTATTGGATCCATACCTTGCAAAATGACTTATGATGGTAAGGGTGGCAAAATGCACAATGCAGCAGTTCTTGCAGACAAGGTTGGGATGGGCTTGCATTCAAGAATATCAAAATCAAAGAAGGAAGATTATCCTTACTATAACACAATGGTGGTTATTAACCAACCTTGGGTAGAATTGCCAGATTCACCATTTGGGCAACCAACAATCAAGGCAAAAGGTGGTGAGGCATTATGGTTGGCATCTTCATTAATATTCTTATTTGGAAATCAGAAGAATGCTGGTATTAACCATATAACAGCAACAAAGAATGGTAGAACTGTTTCCTATGCAATTAGAACAAAAGTATCCATATTGAAAAACCATGTAACAGGTATAGCATATAAGGATGGCAAGATACTGGCTGTTCCCCAAGGTTATTTACCTGATACAAAAGAATCCATTGAAAAGTATAAGAAAGAATATTCACAATACTGGAATGGTATTTTATCTGGGGATGGAGATATTACATTCTCTGAAAAAGAAGAAGAGGAAACTATAATTTTTGAATAACATGAAGAAAACCCTACTAATAGATGGAAACAATTTATTTACAATTGGTTTTCATGGTGTCCGTGAATTTTATTCTGAAGGAAAACATATTGGTGGGGTTTTCCATTTTTTAAATACAATAAGATTATTTCTTGAAAAACATAATCATGATAAAGTTGTTGTATTCTGGGATGGGAATGAAAATTCACTAGTAAGAAAAAACATATACCCAAGGTATAAGGAAAACCGTAGGATTTCTATGGATGAACACAAATATGAATCATACTTATATCAGAGGGATAGAGTTAAGGATTATCTTGAAGAAATATTTGTTAGACAATGCCAGGTGGATCAGAATGAGGCTGATGATTTAATTGCCAATTACACACAAGTGGCAAATGATGAGAATATGATTATTTTTTCTGGTGATAAAGATTTAACACAATTAATTAAAAATAATGTAACAATATATTCACCAGTTTCTAAGGTTTATTATAAGAATGGAGATTTAATAAACTTTAAAGATATTGATATTCCCCATAATAATGTCTATGTTTATAAAGTCTTAGTTGGGGATACATCAGATAATATATATGGCATAGCAAATTTTGGAGAAAAGAAATTAAAAACATTGTTTCCAAATTTTGAAAAAAGGGATTATACATTGAATGAAATTATAAGTGAGGCAAAGTTAATGTATGAACAAACCAAGAGTAAAACTTTGAATAATATAATATCTGGTGTTAGTAAATCTGGTTTGGTTGGGGATGAGTTTTTTGAAACAACTGGTAAAATAATTGATTTAAAAAATCCACTTATAACAGATGAAGGCAAGAAAATGGTGCAGGAGATTTATAGTGAAAAATTAGACCCAACTGACAGAAGTTATAAGAACTTATTAAAATTAATGAGGGATGATGGATTCTTTAAGTTCTTACCAAAGAGAGAAGATGCTTGGGTTGATTTTGTTAGACCATTTATGAAATTAAGTAGAAAAGAGAAAAAAAATTAATAAATTAAACAAACAATTATGAGACAGAGCGAAACAACAAAGGTGGAGTTTTTATTAACATTAAACAACAACATTATTGTTCAAAGATTTTTAAACATTAAAAACATTAATCCAAATGCAAAGGATTCTTTGGAAATTTATGATTTTGTTAAATACTTTTCTGATGACCTTGAAAAGTATTTAAAGATGAAATCAATAGGTTATCTTGTTGACAACAAAGATAGCATTTTGTATGACCCAACCATTATGGAAACTTCATCAACAGATGAGCCAGAATTATTTAACATTTATGTTAAAATTGCAGATCAGATTGTATCTCATAGAATTCTTGATGGAAAGCAATATCCACCAAAAGTTAGGTACACTGTTGACATTAGACACTTCATTAAGGATTCTTTAAAAGAATTAACAAATATCCTAATAAGTGAGAATTTAACACACCAGTATTTAGAGAAGAATTTATTGTCTAACCACTAATATTTTTTTATGTCAAAGAATTTTGATTACTTGGGTCAAACATTCCAACTGCAACTAATCAATCAAATTATATTGGATAAGGAGTTTGCAAGAGCAATATTAGATTTCATTAAGATATCTTATTTTGAGAATAAGTATTTTAAGTTAATCATTCAGATGATTAAGGAATATCATAAGAAATATGATGCTGCCCCAAACTTTGAGACATTGAATATGATTGCCAAGTCTGAAATTTCCCAAGAATTGGCATTAAAGATTGTTATTGATACAATAACAAATATTAGTAATGCCCCCCTTGATGGTGTTGAATTAGTTCAAGAGAAAGCATTAAAATTCTGTAAACAAGAAGAAGTTAAGATTGTTCTGGAAAAAGCACAGAAGGTAATTAATGAGGGAGATTTTGAATCTTATGATCAACTTGAAACTTTATTAAGATATGCTTTACAAGTTGGTGTTAAAGAGACAAATGGTTTTGAGGTTTTTAATGATTTGGTTGGTGTATTAGATGAGGATTATAGACACCCAATACCAATGGGTGTGAAGGGCATAGATTTCCTTTTAAAGGGGGGTTTGGCAAAAGGTGAGGTAGGAATAGTATTTGCTGGCCCAGGTATTGGCAAATCAACTCTATTGACCTTAATTGCAAACACAGCATTCAATAATAATTATAATGTGTTGCATATCTTTTTTGAAGATAATCCAAAAATCATTCAGAGAAAGCATATAACCCTATGGACAAAGATATCACCAGATGAATTGCCAAATCATAAAGATGTTGTTTTTGAAACTGTTAATAATATAAAAGAATCCCATACAAATAAATTAATATTAAAGAAGTTACCATCTGACACATTAACAATGAATCAGATAAAGAATCAGATTAGAAAAGTGATTGCTGATGGTATTAAACTTGATTTGGTTGTTTTGGATTATATTGATTGTGTTGTTCCAGATAGACAAGGTGGTGATGATTGGAAAAATGAAGGATCAGTTATTCGTCATTTTGAGGCTATGTGTCATGAGTTGAATATTGCTGGATGGCTTGGTACGCAAGGAAATAGATGTGTTTCTTTAGATACTATTGTGGATATTGAGAATAAAGGATTGGTTCAAATAAAGGATGTTGTTGTTGGAGATAATATTCTAACTCATAAAGGATATAAAGCAATTAGTTATATATTTCCTATTGAGAAGCAGCCTGTTTATAGAATTAAGACAAAAAGTGGAAAGGAAATAAAAGTGTCAGCAAAGCACAAATTTCCAACATTAGGTGGGGGGTTCTTATCCATTGATAGTGGTTTGTCTGTTGGTAATACGCTTTTTATTAAAGATAAGAATAATATTTTTGATGAAATTGAATCAATTGAATTGGTAGGTGAAGAGGATACAATTGACATTACTGTTGATGATACCCATATGTTTTATGCCAATGACATTTACACACACAACTCATCTATTTCTGCAAATGTGGTAACGAATGACCAGATGGGGGGTTCAATTAAGAAAGCCCAGGTTGGGCATGTTATTATTAGTATTGCAAAGAGTTTGCAACAGAAGGAGATGAACTTGGCCACAGTTGCAATAACCAAGTCAAGGATTGGTAAAGATGGCATTGTATTTGAGAATTGCAAGTTTGATAATGAAATGCTTGAAATTGACACAGACACAACAGCAACATTTTTAGGATTTGAAGAACAACAAGTGGAGCGCAAGAAAGAAAGGATTAAAGAATTATTGGTTAAGAAAAATAGCAATGATAATTTTTTATAAAAAATTGATTTTATAATCAAAATTGGATACTTTTATTTTCTGGTTTCATATTTATCTTAACCAATAAAAAAAAATATATGAAGAACATTTTTGAAAAGAGGGTGAATATTTTGCCTTATGAATATCCATCCTTATTAGCATATAAGGATGCAATTAGACATGCTTACTGGCTTCATTGTGTTGGAGATAACCAACGTGTAGTGACTAGTGAAGGTATGTTTACTGTTAAAGAATTGTATGAACAGGATAAAGAATTGATTTTATTTGATGGGGTTAAAGAAGTTAAATCATCAAAGATGATAAGGACTGGTCATAGAAGTATATATAGACTAACAACAAAAGAGGGTTATGTACATGATGTGACTAATGATCATAGGGTATTAACCAAAGATGGTTGGAAAGAAGTTAAAGATTTGGTTGTTGATGATAAATTAATAATACAAACAAAAAAAGGTTTATTTGGTAATGAACATTTTCCTGAATTGGCTTTTCTAATAGGGCACTACCAAGGGGATGGTCATAATCATGGGAATGGATATGCTTGGCATGTTTGGAGTCATAAATATCATTTCATTGATGAATTAGAATTAGCCTTAAATAAAGTTTATTCTCATTATGACTTAAAAGGTAAAGTTCCAACATTTGGTGCAGAGCATATAACTAGCCAAAATGTTAGAAGTAGGAAAATGATTTCCAAAAGAATACCATATACATTTGTTAAGGGTGTTGTTCCTGAATTGGTTTGGAGAGGTACTGAAGAAACTATTAAAAGTTATTTAAAAGGTTTGTATATTACTGATGGGTGTGTTTATCAGAGTAAAAAACATCAATCTATAAAAATATCACAAAGTAATTATGATTTTATATGTGAAATACAATTATTATTACTTAATTTAGGTATTAAATCAACAGTTTATAAAAAAAATGGTTCTAAGCAATTAATGCCAGATGGTAAAGGTGGTTGTGATTTATATAATGTTAAAGATAACTACACAATTGAAGTAACACATTATGAATCAGTTAAGCTAATTAATGAATTTACAAACTTATTTGAATCAAGGGGTAAAGTGCATAGGGAAATCACAAATCCAAATAAATCTAATCCAATAATTGAAGCTAGATTTTTATCTTTAGAATATCTTTATGATGATTATGTTTATTGTGTTAGTGTGGATAATAAAGAATACCCTGCATGGGTGTGTAATGGATTTGTAACACATAATACTGAATTCAATTTCACAACTGATATTGATGATTATAGAACAAAGATATCAAATGAGGAAAGAGAGGTTATTAAAAGGACAATGTTGGCAATTGCACAAATTGAGGTGAATGTTAAAACATTCTGGGCTGATCTCTATAAAAGAATGCCAATAACTGAAATTGGTGATGTTGGTATGACCTTTGCAGAATGTCATGGTGAGGGTACTGAAATACTAACACCCAAAGGCTGGGTTAACTTTAAGGATATTGATATCAATACAGAAGTCATTCAGTATGATTTAGAAACAAATACAATGACATCTGTTTTACCAAGTAATGTTATCAATGAACCTTATAAGGGAAAAATGCACAGGATTGAGAACCAAACATACAATGCATTACTAACCCCCAACCATAATATCTACTACAAAACAAGGAGTGGTAATATTATAAAGAAGCCTATAAAAGATATTGCTAAATTTAGTAGTGATATGAAATTGCCTTTTTCTGGTAAATTTGTTAATGAGGGGGTTGATGAGTTGAGTTTAGAGGATAAACTTAATATTGAAAACTTTGATTGGGTTGACTTATCAAACAAATCTGAAAAATGGTGCAATTCCTTTATTGATGAATTAACAAAATTGGGGGTATTTAAACTTGATAGTGATAATCAAAATGGTGAATATGTTATTAAGTATCAAACTATTAGTAAATTATTTGCAGATAAGTTGCAAGTTATAGGTATTTTTGCTGGATATGCAGTTGATATAACTAATGATAAAGATGTATATACTATTAGTTTTGTAAACACAGAGCCTTATTCCTCAATAACATATACACCTACCATTGAAGATTATGATGGTAACATCTATTGTGTTACAGTTCCTACTGGATGTATTGTGACTAGATACAATGATAAAGTTTTAATTTCAGGAAACTCGGAAGTTCGCCATAAGGATGCTTATGCTCAATTATTAAGAATTCTTGGATTGGAGGATGAGTTCCAGACTGTTATTGAAATCCCTGCCATAAAGAACAGAATCAATTACTTAACAAAATATTTGGATGGAACTAGGAGCAAAGAGAATAAAATGTACACAAAGTCTGTATTATTATTTTCATTGTTTATTGAACATGTAAGTTTGTTTAGCCAGTTCTTGATTATGATGTCCTTTAATAAGGAAAAGAATTTATTCAAGGGTATTTCAAATGTAGTTGAAGCCACCTCAAAAGAGGAAGAAATTCATGGCAATTTTGGATCAGAACTTATCAATATTATTAAGCAAGAAAATCCAGAATGGTTTGATGAAGAGTTTGAAGCATTGGTTGTATCAGCTTGCAAGAAAGCATATGCTGCTGAATGTGGAATATTGGATTGGATATTTGAGAATGGTGAATTAACTTTCTTATCAAAAGAAACAATTAAACAATTCATTCAAAATAGATTTAATAATTCATTAAATAGAATTGGAATGAAGTCAATATTTGATGTTGATTTTACAGAGATTGAAAAAACATTATGGTTTGATGTGGAGATTTTATCAACAAAGGAGGGGGATTTCTTCTATAAGAAATCAGTGGATTATAATAAAAAAAGCAAGAGCATAACAGAGGATGACTTATTTTAAAAAAACAAATAAAATGAATAAAGAAAAATATTATTGGCTAAATGATGAGAGTAGGCTTTTCTTATCAAGGGGGTATATTAATGAAACCCCCGAGCAAAGAATAAAAGATATTGCAAATAAAGCAGAAGAATATTTAAAGATTGATGGGTTTGCTACCAAGTTTGAAGACTATATGGCAAGGGGTTTTTATAGCCTATCAACACCTGTATGGATTAATTTTGGTAAGGAGAAAGGATTACCAATTAGTTGTCTAGCAGGTGATTCATGGATAAATACTTATGATGAAGGTGGTAAACAAATTAAAGATATAGAAATTGGAGACTTAGTTTTAACACATAAAGGTAGATACCGCAAAGTAACAAACAAACAAGTACGAATGTCTGATAATGATATTTTTGAATTAAAAGTACAAACAAGATTAACACCTATTAAAATAACTGGTAATCACCCTGTTTTAACAAATCTTGGATGGGTAAGGGTAGATGAACTTGATGATAAAAAACATTATATAGCTACCAATTATTTTATAGAGCATATTGAAAAAAACCATAAAATTAATTTTAAAACTCCAGTTCAAAATGAAAATGGAATGTATCGTGCAAAATCTGTTTTGGATATAGAAGTTGATGAAGATTTTGCTTGGGCTCTTGGTTTGTGGTTTGCAGAAGGATCATTAATCACAAATAAAGGAAAACCTACTGGTATTAGAATAACTATGAATGTAAATGAAGAAGATAAAGTAGATAGATTCCTTAAAATAATTAAAGACAAAACAGGACTTAATGGCAGTTTTACTAAATCAGTACTTGTTAGAGATGGTAAAGAAATTAATTGGATTACTTGTAACATAAGTTCAACTATTTTGGCGGCTTACTTTGAGTCTGAATTTGGTAATTCTTGTAAAACAAAAAATATTAAACCTTGGGTTAAAGAATTACCAAAAAAAATGCTTGAAGAATTTGTAAAAGGATTTTATGATGGGGATGGAAAAAAAACATCAAATCATAAATATTTTACAATATCAAACCCAAAGTTAGCAATGTCAATTTATGAATTGTCTCTTAGAAGCGGGTATTTTGTTGGTCTTCAAATGCAAGAAAAGGCTGGAAAGTTAGCAACTACTAAATATGTATATAGAGTGTCTTATTATAAAGATGATAAAAAAATATCACTAAATAGGAATTACAAGGATTCTAACATTATTTTTGATAAATTAAGATTTTGTCCATTTTCTTTATCTAAAAAAACGCATAATGAATATGTTTATGATATTACAGTTGAAGAAGATCATTCTTTTAGTGTGTCAGGAGTAGTTGTACATAACTGTTATGGTTCCAATATTGACGATACTTTAGACAGTATTTTAAATGCTGGAAGGGAGATTGGAATGATGTCAAAATATGGTGGTGGAACAAGTGCCTATCTTGGTAATATTAGGGCTAGGGGTAGCAAGATTTCAACAGGGGGTACAGCAGATGGTCCGGTTCATTATGCAAGGGTATATGATACAGTTGTTGATGTTTGTAAGCAATCAGAAGCAAGGAGGGGTGCATGTGCAGTTTGGCTACCAATTGAACATGATGATATTTTGGAGTTCTTGGATATTGGAACAGAAGGCAATCCAATCCAGAATTTGCAATATGGTGTTACAGTTACAGATAACTGGATTAATGATATGAAAGGTGGAGACCCCCAGAAAAGGAAGATATGGGCAAAGGTTATTCAAAGACGCAATGAGTTTGGTTTTCCATATATTATGTTCAAAGATAATTCAAACAATAACACAACACCATACAAAGAATTGGGTATGGAAATAACTGCCTCAAATCTTTGTTTAACAGAAGACCAAAGAGTTGTTACATCAAAAGGTTATTTGACTGTTAAAGAATTGTATGAGAGTGGTGAGGAATTGGTTTTATTTAGTGGAAATGAAGCAGTTAAATCATCTCCTATGTTATTAAGAAATGAAGATGCTGAAATATTGAAAATAACATATTCAAATGGAATGACACAAAAGGTGACATTTAATCATGGAATACCAGTTCTTAATGATACAATGGGTAAAATTCAAAGAGTTGAAGCAAAAGATTTAAAAATTGGTGACTATGTTGCTTTACAAACAGAAAAAGGTTTATTTGGTGATTTGGATATGCAAGATGAGGCTTATTTGTTGGGTGCAGCAAATAGTCTTTTGAGTGAAGATAAACCTAAACACATTGTTCCATCATACATATGGAAATCAAATGAAGAAACTGTTAAATCTTATTTATATGGATTATTTAATACATCTGATAATAATTTTAATGGGGTATATGTTGGGCAAAGTGATTTTATTTCTGATTTGCAAATATTATTTAGTAATTTAGGAATTAATTGTAATATTGAAACTTTGAATAGTAATACATCAAAAATTACAATCAAAAAACATAATGGTGAGTTGGGGGTTAAGGTTGTTGCAATTGAACAAGTAGATAATGAGCCAGTATATTGTCCAACAGTTGATAATGATGAGCATATCTTTGTATCAAATGGTTTGAGAACATTTAACTGTTCAGAAATCCAATTGCCAACAGACTCACTTAATTCTTTTGTTTGTTGCTTGGGTTCATTAAATTTGCTTCATTGGGATGAGATTAAAAATAGTGATGCAATTGAGATTTATGTTATGTTTTTGAATGCAGTTATGGATGAATTTATTCTTAAATCTGGTAAGATGGCAGGAATGAAGAGGGCTAATAGATTTGCATCACAACATAGAGCAATTGGTTTGGGGGTATTAGGTTATCATTCATTATTCCAATCAAAATTAGTTCCATTTGAATCTTTGATGGCAAAGCAATTAAATAATCAAATTTTCAAAACAATTAAGGAAAGATCAGATGCAACATCAAGATATTTGTTTGAGGAAAAAGGTTACAAGTCATTAAGAGATGGCTATGCAAATACAACATTAATTGCCGTAGCACCAACCAAATCAAGTTCATTTATTTTAGGACAGGTAAGTATGGGTATTGAGCCAATAAAATCAAATTATTTTATTAAAGATTTGGCAAAATCAAAAACAATTTATAAGAATCCATTTTTGGAAATTGAGTTAGATAAATATGGTTTAAATACGCCAGAAATCTGGGAAAGCATTTTGAAGAAGGATGGATCAGTTCAGCATCTGGATTTTCCAACCAAGGAGGTGTTTAAATCATTTATTGAAATATCACCAAAAGAACTTATATTACAAGCAGCACAAAGGCAAAAATATATTGACCAATCACAATCACTTAACTTGATGATTCATCCATCAGTCCCAGCAAAAGATATAAATCAGTTATATTTATATGCTCATGAGGAGGGTGTTAAGACTTTGTATTATCAGTTTAGCCAAAGTTCAGCACAATCATTTGCAAGGAATATAAATGAATGTGTGAGTTGCGAATCATAGATTCAATTTGTTAAATAAAAAACCCCCAAACATCCTATTAAATTAGATTTTGGGGGTTTTTATTTGGATTAATTTTAAAATTTGTGAAAAAGATATATTTATATTTAAATAAGTTTTAATGCCTGAAGGGTTTACATATGGGGTGAAATTTCCTTTTGATACATCAACAAGGGGTGATGCCTTAAAAATGACAGAAACAGCAGCAGACGAGGTTAGGTCTGCATTATTGCATTTATTGTTAACAAGAAAAGGGAGCAGATATTATCTTCCTGATTTTGGAACAAGACTTTATGAATATTTATTTGAACCAATGGATATTGTATCATTTGATATTATTGAAAATGACATACGTGATGCTATTTCAAAGTATATACCTAATTTGATTATTAATAATATAACCATTGAACCAATTGCTCAAGATGAAGAAGTTCAAACAACAAAACTAAATCTTGATGATGTTGGATTAAGTTCAGCAGATAAAATTTACAGATCACCAGGAAATGGTACATACCAAAATACAGCAAAAATAAAAATAGAATATACTACAAATAATAATACTTTTGCTGGTAGTGATTTTGTTATAATAAATATATAATATGGCAGATAGAAAAATATCATATGGTGTTAGAGACTTTCAGAGTATAAGAGCTGAATTATTAAATTATGTAAGTACATACTACCCTAATTTAATAAATGATTTTAGTGATGCTTCCATATTCTCTGTATTCCTTGACTTGAACGCAGCAGTTGCAGATAATTTGCATTATCATATTGATAGAAGTTTACAAGAAACAGTATTGCAATATGCACAGCAAAAATCATCTATCTATAATATAGCAAGAACTTATGGGTTAAAAATACCAGGGCAAAGAGCTTCATTAACCTTATGTGATTTTTCAATAACTGTTCCAGTATCTGGGGATCAGCCAGATTATAATTATGCAGGTGTTCTACAAAGAGGAGCACAAGTTTTTGGAAATGGAGTTTCATTTGAAACAATTAATGATATTGATTTTAAATCAACTTATAGCACACAAGGTGTAAGTAATTTAACTGTAATACCAAACAAATTAAATAACACTATAATTAATTACACATTAACAAAAAGAGAACCAGTTATAAATGGAACAACAAAAGTATTAAAAAGAGTTATAACACCATCAGATGTTAGACCATTTTTTGAATTATTCTTACCAGATAAGAATGTTTTGGGTATAACAAGTGTATTATTGAAAGATGGACAAATAAGTACAGTTCCACCATCATCAGAATTCATTGGTGAAACAAATAAATGGTATGAGGTTGATTCTTTGGCAGAAGATAGGGTTTTCATTATTGACCAAACAAAAGATACTGGGAATGCTGGTATAAAAGTTGGTAAATACATTCAAACAGATAATAGATTTATAAGTGAATTTACAGCAGAAGGGTTTAAGAAATTAACATTTGGAAATGGAGTTAATACAGCATTGGAACAATTAAACCAATTTACAACAACAGGGCAATTACCAATGTTGCAGAATTATTTGAATAATTTCTCATTAGGTAGAACTTTAAAACCTAATAGCACATTGTTTGTTCAGTATAGAGTTGGTGGTGGTTTAAATACAAATCTTGGGCCAAATACAATAAATCAAATTGGGACAAATGTATTCACAATAAATGCAGGAAATCCAGCCCAAGAAGCAGCTGTAGTTAATTCATTGAGAGTCAATAATAACTTTCCAGCAATTGGGGGTGCTGGATTACCATCTACGGAGGAAGTTAGAAATTTTGTTTCGTTCAATTTTGCAGCACAAAAAAGAGCAGTAACAATAAACGATTATGAGGCAATAATTAGAAATATGCCAGCCCAATTTGGTGCACCAGCAAAAGTTGCAATTCAAGAAGTGGATAATAAGATTGAAGTTCTTGTTTTATCTTATGATTTAAATGGAAAGTTAATTAGTGATAATTCAAAATTCTTAACAGATAATATTGCAAATTATTTATCAAATTATAGAATGATAAATGATTACATTGTTGTATCATCTGCAAAAGTTATAGATATTGGTGTTGAGGTTGCTGTAACAATATCAACAGGGTTTAATACAAAAGATATTATAAATAATATTATTTCAACAATTAATACTTATTTATCACCTCAAAATATGCAATTAGGTAAAGATATAAACATATCTGAAATAAAGAGCAATATCCAAAGTTTGAATGGTGTTGTTGCTGTATCAAATATTTTATTTAAAAATTTGGTTGGTGGCAATTATTCTGGTGGTGAGCCAGTAGTAGGGTATTATCCACCAGCATCAAATAGAATTATTGTGGCATCTAATGAGATAATTTATGCAGATTCAAATGAGATATATCATATAAGATATCCTGAAAAAGATATTACAGTCAAAGTTAATACAAATAGTGGATTGACCATTATTTAAATTATTTATTTTGTGGGGATATTCTTTATTCTTTTATAAATAACATATAATAAAATATTTATAAACAATAAAGAATAAAATGCAAAATAGTTTTAGAATTAAGACTGACATTGGTCAAGATAAAGTTGTTAATTTTCAATTAGATCAGAATATTGAATTCCTTGAAATTCTATCTTTCAAAATAAGGCAATCTGAAGTATATACATTGGATTGTGCAAACTATGGTGTTGTTGCAGGAAGGATTACAGCAAATAATGGTTTTGGTATTCCAAATGCTAGAATTTCAATTTTTATTCCATTAAGTGAAGAGGATGAGAACAATGAGTTAATTACCTCCATATATCCATACAAAACAATAAATGATAAGAATGAGGATGGTTATAGGTATAACTTATTGCCTTATGAACCATCATATCCTGGGCATGTTGCAACAGGGACATTTCCCTCATTGAATGATGTTATGTTTGATGGTCAAGCCATTGAGGTGTATGAGAAGTATTATAAATATACAGTAAAGACAAATTCAAGTGGGGATTATATGATATTTGGCATTCCAGTTGGAAGTTATACCATATTAATGGATCTTGATTTGTCAGATATGGGGGAGTTTTCATTAACACCCCAAGATTTGATTAGAATGGGAAGGGCAACAGAGGCTCAATTTAAAGGAAATTCATTTCAAAGTTCATCTGATTTAAGTTCATTGCCACAAATTGTTTCCCTATCAAAAGGTATTACCATATCTCCACTATGGGGTGATCCTGAAACTTGTGATTCAACCATAAATAGAATTGATTTTGATTTAAGGGATGATGCTAGTATTGATATACAGCCAACATCTATTTTCATTGGTTCAATATTTGGAACAAGCAATATAGATAGTGTAAGAATTAATTGCCGAGTAAAGGAAAGTATGGGTAATTTATGTCAACTTGAAACTGGTCCTGGTCAAATATTGGCCATAAGGCAAACAAGGAATAATGATGCAAATAGTTTACCTATTCTTGAGCAATATGAATTAGATAATAATGGTAGAGTTATAGATGGTGATGGTACTTGGGTTGTTGAATTACCTATGAATTTGGAATATGTCACAACAGATGAAGCTGGAAATCAAATAATAACAAATGATGAGAAAATAGGAATCCCAAGAAAAGGTAAATATAGATTTAAGGTAAAGTGGCAAGATGTTGATAATTCAACAGATACATCAAGAAAAGCACATTTTTTAGTCCCAAACATTAAGGAGTATGGTTGGGGGGCTAGTGGTAGTATTAATCCTATTAATTCTACTAATCCTAATGTAAAAAAAGAATTAGCAGGTTCATATTATTTTGGTTTGGATTGGGATGGTTACACAAATAAAGATGCTGCAATAAGGTGTGAAGATACTTTTTATGAATTTGAATATAATAAAGTATATACAGTAGCAGGATTGGTTGACCAATATCAAGGGGGTGAAGGTCAAGGTAAATTCATAGGAATAAAAGAAATATCAGATAGAAGTTGTGAACAAAATGTTAATAAGTATCCAGTTAATGATGGGGTTAAGAATTTTGATTTGTTATATTTTCTATTTTCCCTAATAATTCAAATATTTCAGTTTATTAATATTCCTATAATATTTGGATATCATTTGGTTGCATTTTTGTGGAACTTTTTTGCACAAATATTATTACCAGCAATTCTTGGGCTTGTTTCATTTTTATTAGCAAAAGAAATTATTGATTTGATAAAGTGGTTAACAACAGCTTCGTATTCACTTGCAACTTTTAATCCTTTAAGTCCACTATTTAGTGCTTTCTTATTTGGAATGTTAATTAAGGATTTTGCAGGTATAGTAGTTTTAACAACTTTGAATATATTTTTAATAAGAAATTTTAGAAAAATAATAAGAAGAAAAATAAAAAAAATACATTTACCCAACATAACATATCCAAATTGTGAACTTTGTGATTGTGAAATGGAAGAAGTAGATGTTGATTTGGAGGGGTTGGAACAAAATAATGGATTATTATCACAACTATCAAATTATTCACTATATTATGATAATTTTTCTCAAAACTTTAATTGGACTAACTTAAAAGAAATTGTTAAAAGAGAAGATGAAAAATATGTAGATGATACTTTATATGAAGATGATAAACCTTTGATGATTTTTGCAATAACACAAGCTATTGCAGGTAGAGCAACAAATTCATCTGGTGTGAAACCCAAGAACATAGGTGAAACAGATATCAAAACGCCAAGGTCTGACAAATATATGTTGTCTACCTTTGCAAAGAATTTTTCAGTTTATAGTGAAACATTACCAGTTGGGGAAAGAATTAATTATTTTAATTTGAGAAATAGTTATTTCTCTGGTAAAAATAAAATAAAAGTTTCTTTTGCAAATGATTTAAATAAAGGAACTCATCATTATGACAATGTTATTGTTGTATTATCTGACACTTTAATTGAGTCAGGGGAATTATTGAGTTTTGTTAACAGTAGTTTATCAAAAGATGTTAATTTTAGATACACAGGGACAACAGCAGATGGTGAAGTATTTTTTGGAAAACCAGGAACTATTAAAATAACTAATCAAAATAAAAATATAATTGTAAGATATGCAACAACACAAGATAAAGATGAAACTAAAACATATACTTTACCAGTTTTAACAGGATTAACAGATACATCTTATTATGCTTCTGACTTGGAGTATTTTCAAGTGTTAACTGGTATGACATATTATGAATATTTAAATATGTCAGACAAAACAAAAAAAGGTTATTTACCAAGTGTATTAACATCACCTGCTGTATTAAGGGTTAAGATAGGCAATCAAGATGTTGTTGGGGATGAGGTGATTATAAATAACCCAATTGAGTATTTTCAAAATATAGAAAACCAGTATGTGTTAATTATACAAAGAGGTGTTGACCCTTACTCACCTGAATATGCAAACAAATATGGGATAGGTAAGATTTTTGGTTATGACAATGAGGATCAAATTAGTTTCACTGTTAATACCAAACTAAATATACCAATACAAAAACTTAATGACTTCAATAACGGAAGTATTTATAAAAATAATGTAACAATACAAACATTAACAGACCAAAATGACATTTCATTTGATTCATATGTATTTGAACCTGGACAAGATTATGAACCATATAATACAGATTCTGTATCTTATTATGCTGGTATATTAAATAATAGAAGTCCAATAACAAGGAAAAAAATATCAAAATTAGGACTTGATGATGTTACAGTTAGATTTTTAAAAAACTGGACAATAGCATATCCATTTGATAGGGATGATAATTTCTTTATACAAAATGGTGAACGTGCTGGAACAAATAAATATTTCCCAAAAAATACACCAAATAGTTTAATTGATTCAAAATATAATTTATCAAGATTAGATTTTAATGGTGGTACTTATATGACTGGAATTGGTAATGTGAAAGATAGTAACCAATATGATGGGGATACAACTGATTTAATTTATCTTGCTGGTATTTTTGATCTTGTGGGTATGTTATTTAGGCAACCAAAATTAATGTTATATTTTTCATATAGTTCACATCTTGAATTAAAAGATAAGCCATTATCATATTTAAATAAAAATAAAATAGTATTAAGGACTGATAGACTCCCAACATCAGATGGTTTGGATGGTAAAAACTGGGTTAACAATAGTGTTGGTATATTACAACAGAATAATAATTTTAGGATTTACACATACCCCAAATCTTCACAAGGTCAAGGATTACCAGCTGAAGCCAACCCACTTTTTGATGCTAGTATAGGTAGCAATGATATTTCTGGTTTACCAAATGCTTCAGATGTGTTGAATACATTTAATTTATGTAATAAATTAGTTCCGTATTCTTGTTATTCAAATGATGGGGGTAATATAGTAATAAGCGAGTATTGTAAATCATCAAAATATCAAAAGATATATATGAAGGATGGTTGTTATCAGTTGGTTAGAAGACCAATACTTGATTTAATTCCTGATATAAATGCTTTCCGTGAATGGATTTTTAGATTTAAATTAAATTATGGTATATGTAGGGGTGTAATTTCTGAAACATTTGTTAATAACTGGGTAAACGGATCATTATTTATGTTTTCTTTTAGAGCAAATACAAATAAGACAAGTCCAGAGTATTGCAAAGATTTAGTTTATTATGATAATAGTACAAATAATTTTTATTATAGAAGTTCACCATATGATGATACTAAATTTAAATTTGTTGGTAATAATAATACAAAAGATAGTAAAAGTAGGTTAAATAATTATAATTTAATGTATCCAACTACAATTATTAATTTGGGTGTAAAGAATAGGCAACAGAGGTCATTTAGTGATTTTAGCACTTATGGATATATTATGAATGCAATTAATACAACAAGCCATTATGATAATTCTGATTTAGTCAATTTCTTTGTAATTAGTAGAATATTAGATTCTAATGTTTTGAAAGGGCTTATTCTAAATAATACAATTATAGATTCATTCTTTAGTCGATCTGTAAAAAAATTAGATGGAGATTTGGCTCAATTATTATCAATTAATTCTGAATTTGGAGTTGTTAAATTTTCACCAGAATTATATGAATTTAAAACAAACAATTCACCTACCATAATTTTTAGAGAAAATAATAAGAATTATATGGGTGTATTCTACTCATCATCACAAAATGATTTACAATTAAAAGATTATATTACCCCAGGTAGAGTTAATTTTAGAACAGAGGTCACAAATGCTTTAATTACTCAAAATTATGGAAATACTTCACAAGAAGTGCCCTTTTATTCTTGGAAATTATCTAAAAATTCAAAAACAATTTTTGGAACAGACCAGAATACTTGGGGAACAGCACAGACAGACATTAAGAAGAAAAAATATCAATATCTTGAAAGAATAAAGTTTACATCAGGAGATACTGCAACAGATTATTTTTCAGATTCATCTTATGATTTGAGTTACAATAATGATAGGGGTTATATTTTTGCACAAAAAAACAATGTATATAACAAAGATGATAGGAAAATTGATTCTTTCATAGTTGGAGCTCCATTCCATTTTTATTTTGGAATAAAGAAAGGTTTTTCTGCCTTGGATAAATTTAAAACAAAGTATTTGAATGAATAAGTATAATATTGTTCCAAGTGCATTTAAGAATAAAGTATCAGATGATGATGGTTCACAGATATCAATTGAGTTAGAATCATCAATCAAGGAACTTACCGAATTTGATAGGGATGTTACTATTGATTTGAAGAATTTGTATAATCAAGAAAAGAGTAATTCATTTAAGATAAGACCAGTTTTCAGTATAAACTTTACTTACAACAATTCTTATTCTGGAATTACAACAACCAAGTATAAAAATGAATTAATATATCCAGTATTGAATTCATTTTATATTCAAGATGATAAGGTAAAGAAGGGATTTCTTCAAGCATATGAATTTGATTTTTTTAGACCACCAAAGTTAACAGCATATGGTTATGAAACATCAAAAGCATTTAATTATAATTGGGGTTATTATTTGACATATCCTTATAGTGGGGATAGTAAGCAAAGTCTTAATATAAAGATTGGTAATTCATTTTTTGATTGGGTTGCAGAAGATGGAATACCATTTGTTGGTAATCAAATTATTATAAATGGATTTGATGTAATAAGAATCACTTGTGGTGTTGAGCATAATATTAAGGAGGGTGAAAGTATTTTGATTGATGATGTTGTTTATGATGTTTATTCATTTGGAGATGCTTCTTATGGTTCAGATAAATATATTATCAATGTTCTTAATGTTAATAATCAAATTAAATCAAATATTTTTAACACATTAAAACGTGTTATTATTGGAGGCAATTCAGGTGAAACAACATCAAGATATTACATTAGAAAACATAAAGTTATTGATGGGGGTGATAAATTAATTGTCACAAAATCTGGTTTTCAGAGAGGTGTTTTTGATGGTCGCAGTGTTTTGAGTTATAATAATAATTCATTTTCTGGTTACACAAAAGAATCAAATTATTCATATAATTTTACAGTACAAAATGAAATAAATATTGATGACATTGTGGATAATCATAATAGACCAATAACAGAATTATATTTAACAATTGTTTTCAAAGGACAATCTGGATTTTTTGCATCAAGAAATGAGAGGATGAAGAAAGGTTGGGAATTTAATATTCTTAATAATAAGGCATGGTGGGAAAGCAGAAATCCAAAATCTGATAGCAATATTAGTACAATATTATATTTTGATAATGATAATAAAGAATTCTTTTATTATAGCCACCCAAAGGAGTTTGATGGTGATTTTTGTGAATATAATGATTATGATCAAACAGAGATAGTTATTTCAGATTTTTATTATAAAATAAAACATTCTCAATCAATTTTTGATATAAATGATAATGAGAAGGGATATTATTATAAACCACACAATAAATTGCAATTAAAAGTATTTTCAGATTATGTTGAAACAGTTGATAAAAATTTGGCAGATAATCTTCCAAATTATGCTTTTTATTCAAAAGTGGATAATCAATTTAGATGGAGGGATATTTATAGTGTTGGATTTTTTGATGAAAATAATAATGGGGTTAATTACCCATTTGTAAATGGAGCATTTTATCCATTTGTTAATAATGTTTTTAAATTATTTCCAGAAGGATATGATTATTATAATGAGGTTATTGAAAAATCAACAAATGTTGATGGAAATTCTTTAATTGTAAAACCTGTGATTGATGAGTGTGAATAAATATAGATTATTACAACCAAGGGTTGAGGATTTGGTTATAAATTTACCTATTAAAATGGATTTTGATAATCTTGGATATCAAGATACCATAGATACTTATGGGGGGGAGATTTTATCAAATTCAATAAATCCATTAATTGATTATGAAATTGTTCGTTTTTCACATAAAGGTCAACAAGAAGGATTTCCTGACCCATCAAAAACCTCAACACCAACACCTACCCTTACGCCAAGTGTCACATTTACACCAACACCAAGTGCCACATTTACACCAACACCAAGTGTCACATTTACTCCTACGCCAAGCATAACACAAACTACTACAACAACCCCAACAGTAACGCCAACATGTAATAATAATTTATGTATTTGTTATAGTGTTATTGCTAATACATATGGAGGGGCTTGCACAACAACATATTATAATTGTAATGGAGTTCAAGATTCTATAACAATACCAGTTCAAGATAATGGTCTTGAATTTAAAATATGTGTAAGAAAAGACTTGGGTAATGATGGTATAATATCTAATGACTGTGGCTTTACTGCAATATCACCAGAGTGTGGTTGTAATTGCACAAATCAAAGTTGTAATGATTGTGATGTAGAGACAACACCAACATCAACGCCAACTAGTACAATAACACCTACACCAAGTAGAACAACCAATGCAACCCCAACTGTAACACCAACTAATACAACAACTCCAACACCAACCCCAACTGTAACACCAACTGAATTAAGGTATTATTCATCAAATAATTTAATTGGGTTTAATCAAAATTGTTAATAAATATGACAGATTTTAATATATATGCAGGTTCTGCTCCAACCCCAAGCGGTTGTGGAAGTTGGTTTACACATTCTACTAGTGGAGATGCTTGTAATTCAATATTTTGTGCAACATCACCAACAAATTGTGTGGGGGATTGTGATACATTGTATGTAAACACATCAAGAACGCCACAAAAAATAGAAACTGGTGATACAATATATACTAAGGTAGATGGGATTTATACTAAATTATCAGAAGGTTGGTATGTTAGTAGTACAAATGGCACAGTCTTTAATATTGATTCAAGTGGGGTACTAACAAGTGTAAATACTTGTTCTGGTGCAACCTATGTTAGGGATTATGATGGAAATTATTATGGAACAGCAGTAATTGGAACACAAACTTGGTTTACAGAAAATTTAAGAACAACAAGATATAATGATGGAACAGTTATTCCAAATATCACAGATAAGAGAACTTGGAAGAATTTAACAATAGGTGCATATTGTGCATATAACAATGCAACTGATAATTGTTTTGGATATTTGTATAACTGGTATGCCACTTCTAATGCTGGGGGTTTATGTCCTACTGGGTATCATATGCCAACAAATGCTGAATTAACCACATTAAGCAATTATCTTGGTGGCAATGGTGTTGCTGGTGGAAAGATGAAAACAAAGGGTTTGGTTTGGTGGGATTCACCAAATGATGGTGCAACAAATAGTAGTGGATTTAATGCTTATCCAGCTGGGAGAAGGGTTTATAATGGTAATTTTAATTTTTTTGGGGAAACAGCAACATTCTGGACACAAACAAATGGAAGTGGACTTAACTTCAAGAAATTAGGTCAATTAAAATATAATAATGATAATTTGGATTTTCAAGAAGATGATCCAAATAATGGGTATTCAATTAGGTGTATAAAAGATTAATGAAATGGGGATTGATTATAGTTTAAATATAAATTTTAATTTTTATAATGGAAAAGGATTGAATTCAATTGATAATTGGAATTCAACATACTTAACCCCAAGCAACAATTTCTTGGATATAGATATAAAGAATGTATCAAATAGTTTCAATAATTCTTTTTTCAAATTAGATTATTATGATACCCCATTTAGCAAATCTCAAAAAATTTATCTAACAACAATCTTACAAGCAAGTAATGGGATTAAATCTGGGGATATTACTATACCAACATATAATTTGGATTTTGTGGATAACACAGAAGGTTTTTTTATATATTGGTTAAAAGACAAGGAAATATTTAATTTTGATACATTCTATGTTAGTGCAACATTCTTTAATGGTAAAGATGGTGGGTTTAAAAGAATGGCAAATGTTTGTCAATCCACATTGAGTGATAAATATAATTTGAATGATGTTTTTGATTTTTATTATAAAATAGAATTGGATTATAATACATATACATATGCGTATTATAGTATAAAAGATGGTGGCAAACAAGTTGGAGTTAAAGGAAATCCTATGGCTTGGTATGAATATGTAACAAAGAAGTAATGGTATATAAAATTAAAATATCCCCAGAGTCATTATCATCCATAATTAAGGAGGTCACATATAGTGGAAACACCTTTGGGGTATATACTGGAATGACCAGCCTGCTGACTGGGGGAATAAATGGGGCATCCACTTTGACAGGACTTACAATCCCCATATTACTCACACAAGATTGTATAGATGTTGGATATTATTCAACATTTGATGGTGCAATACAACAAAAAGAAACTGCCTTAAACTATCTTTTCAGTGCAGAGACTAGTCACAAGTATTGTGTTTATAATACATCAGTTTTAAACTCATATACCAAAGATTCAGAATATCAAATATATTGGGGGGATGGAAGCAATATTGAACCTATGAGTGGTGTTAAAATATGCCATACTTATCCAAATACAAATGCAACATATGTTATAAGATTGGAGCAGAAGAATAATTTTGGAACAAATCTTATAAGTAAAACAATAACCATACCATTTGATAAAGATAAAGTTAGCAATAACCCAAATGGAACAGTTGACTTTGTCCCAAGTGGGGGTCCTTGGAAAAATTCACAAATAAGTTATAATTATATCTTTACTGGTGATACCGGAATGGATATTGATGATTATTTGTATGATAGTGAGGTAACTATTACAGGTTATACAAAATCTAATTTGTTTGAATTATCATTATATGGTGGCAAAACATATGATGTCAATAGAGAAATAAAAAAGAATGGGGAAACATATGGTAAAGTAACAGATATAAATAGTTCATTCACAGCATACACAATACAAGATATTAAATATACTGATTATCCTTTTGGTGTTACAACTTTTGAGTTTAAGAGTAAGGGTCTGAAAAAAGAAACCACAGTGCTAAGTGCAATAACAAAAAATGAAGCATTAATGAAATCAGTGGATGATGTTCAAATTTTCTCAAATGTTTTTGTGGAGAGGGGAAAGAATTCAGGATATGAGAAAGTCCAGAGGCTTGGTGAGGTGAAGACATTGCAAGATATGGAAAAATATGGATATGGGTATTTTAAATTAACAAATAAATAAAGAACTAAACTATTTATAATTAAATAATAATAATATGGCAATTGGTACATATGGAACAGTTAGACCTAGTGATGTCAGCCCTGAAGATGTGGAGATAGTTATGGTGTATTCTCCAACTAGGGATCAAACAGACTTAATTACACAAAAAAAACTAGATGCTACAACAATATTGAAACCATATTTTGATAATGAAAATCAAGATGAGGTTTTGGGTGGTTTATATAATTTAACATTACCAGCAAATGAATTTACAGCACTTGGTTATTATACATTATATCTTAGACCTTCACAGATTAGAACCAAAATAACTGATTGTGGGATTTTAAGTGCTTTGCCAAATGTTAAAGGCATTGTGGTGGATTTAAATAATGTACCAAGTGAGTTTAGGAATAAATTTGAAACACCACAAGAATTAGTTGGTTATAGAATTGAATATTTGAATAATAAACAAAAAGTCCCAAACTTTTTTAGGATAATAACATCTTCTTTTTTTTGTGAACCTATTGTAACAAATGAAGTTAATACTAACCAAAAATCAATAAGATATAAGTATGTAGATAATAATACAAATTTAGTTTTCCTAACATTAACACCAAGTAATTCCCCATCAAATAAAACAAATGCAACACCATTTATTGGCCAACCAAATCAGCAAATAATTATAACAAATACATATTTTAATCCAACAACACTAGAGATTGAAATTGCTGAACACGATATTTCAACATTAGCAATTGGTTTATTTGGAAATCAAACAAAATCAATTGAAGATGGTGTATATACATTATATGACACAACAAGTAATATATACAAGCAATATAATTTATTTGAAGTTAGAAATCAATTTAATGAGTTGTTATATGAGGTTAGAGAGGATCGTGGAGATGATATTGATATAAGTAAAAATTTTGATAATATAGTAGAATAATGCCTATAATTTATGTTAAAAATGTTCCAGATGGAGGAACACCTAGTGCTTTTGATAATTTGGTTGGATACCAGTTGGTAAATGGTGGAGGGTTAACTTATGGAACTTTTGAATTTTTTCCTAGTATAACCGAAACTATCCCTCGTAAGTTTTTAACAAATGTTTTTGATTCACCTATTAATCTTGAAACATTAGGTATTTCTAATATTGGTGATATAAAAACTATATTAACAAAAGAATTTGAAGTTTATCCTAACTATGACATAAGTCAAGTTATGAATTTTGTTATGTATGGGTCATTATCAAAAAGATTTTCAGTATCAATAACAAATATAATAAACAATTTTCCAGCATCTATTGATATTAACTTTTATGATAACAATCTAAATACGGGTTATACTGCAACAAATATTGTTTATAATGCATTGACAGATTATACAACTTTTGATATTGATATTAGCAAGATACACAATCCACTTGGTGTTGATTTTAGCAAAAATGCAGAAAACAATTTATCATCAAAAGAAATTAAAGTTTCAGAATATAGGAATATTACAGAATATTATTCAGAATATGCTTTATCAATAAGTGGTATTACATATCCTATTTTACTTTTAAACCCAAGTGTATCATTAAATGATGGGACATTAAACATTACTGTTTCTGGTTCACCTTTTGGAGTATCAGCAACAGATAGTATTACTTCTTATATTATAAGACCAAATGATTATCTATATAATTTAGTTCTTAAAAGTCAATTTGATGAATTTGAACAATACATTTTAAATACAATATCTTCACCAATATACACAATGACATTACAAGTTCCACAAGAAAATGAAGATGGACAATTTAGTATAGTAAATACAAATATAACTTTCCCTTTGGATGGTGTTTGGAATATAGATATTATAACTCCAAATTTTGATAATTATTTAAATACAATACAAGAAATTGCAACATATTTTGATAATGTTAGAACAAATCTAATATCAAGATTTTTTGTATCTGACTCATTAAAAGAATTTGATACTTTTGATAGAAGAATTGAAAGTATGTTTCAAATATATGGAAGAAGTTTTGATGAGGTCAAAAAATTTATTGATTCTTTGGCATATATGAATTCAGCCAATTATACTCCAAAAAATGATATACCATCACAATTATTGTTGAATTTAAGTAAAACTTTGGGTTGGGAGGATAATTTCCAATTTCTTACAGATCAAAATTTAATAGATTCAATATTTGGTAATACAAGTGATTTTAAATATCCTGCATATGACAGATCACAAACACCATTAGAATTAAATTATGCATTTTATAGAAATTTAGTTATAAACTCATTTTATTTATTCAAATCAAAAGGAACAAGAAGGTCAATTGAATTTATTCTTAGATTAGTTGGTGCGCCAGAGGCTTTAGTTGAATTTAATGAACATATTTATATTGCTGACCAAAAAATAAATTTGACAAAATTTAATACAGAATTAGATAAATTACAGACAGGTAGATATGTGAACACTGACCCAGTTTTTACACAAACAACATACAAGGTAGAGGGCGGCAATGTAGTATATACTGGAATAACACAAAACACAACATCAACATTAGTAAACTTTAATTCCTCAAATTATCCAGTAAATATAAAAACTGGTTACCCACAACAATCAACTAATACAAGTCAGTTATTCTTTCAGATGGGTGCTGGGTGGTATCAATTAACTCCAAAACATAAGAGTCTTGAGATAGCAACAAGAACTGGAGTTGCACCAAATGTACAATATGGTACAGAATTTGAACCATTTACATATGGAAACAAATATTTAGATATTTTTAGGAAATTTCCATATATTGATGAAGGTTTTACTATATCAAAATTTATTGATAATAAAAAGTCTTGGTCAAGAGATAATACATTATTAAGAGTATCATCAGATGGTAATTATAATGCATATTATTCTGTAAGTGATGAAAGATTATTGTTAAATGTTAAGAATGTTAATGTATTTTTAAATCCAGCACAAGGTTTATTATATGATGTTTGGGTTCAGTCAGTTGATAATAATTATCCTATTCCACAAAGTGGTTTAACATATCCATACCCCACAAGTGGTGGAACTGATGCTACATTTATCAATCCAGAACCAAAAACAAAATCATTTTTTGAATTTGCATCAACATTTGCAAAGAATATGATTAACACAAGAAATAGAATGTATATAACAGATGGTAAAACTGGTGGTTATCCAACACTTCAATCTATTTTCTGGAAGTATTTGGAAGCACCAAACACTGTTAATATACCAACAAACAAATATACATATGATAAACTAATTAAATTTGTTGAAGGTATAAATCCATATTGGATTAAATTGGTTGAACAAATGATACCAGCAACAACATTATGGATGGGTGGGATTAAGTTTGAGAATTCTATATTTCATAGACAGAAGTATGTTTATAAGAGACAAATGCCTATTTGTACAGTAGGGGCAATACCAAAGAAGATAACATTTAGTGATATTCAAATTAGTTCTGTATTTATACCAATTGCAAGTGGGGATGATTACATTACTTCACCAATTTTTAGTGATATATGTATTAAGAATGGTATAACAATGGTAGCAACACCTACAGAATCATTTGCATCAATTTTAGGAAATGCAATAACATCAACAATAGATGAATTTGATTTGAATTGTGGTTCTGATAATGTATTAACAAGTTGGTATAGTGAACTTATATTAAACAATACCATTGTTGCAAAGATTAAGTTTTATGATGGTATAGGTAATGATGATGTGCCAACAACAGCACAATGGGAATCAGCATTACTTAGTGCTTTACCTAATTTATATTATTTTGATGTAAATTATGAAAATCCAAGCAATGGTTTTATGAAAATTATTGATTTGGATTGTGTTGATGAAATTGCGGTTGATAAGTTATTAACCATAAATGTTGGTGTGGATGTAAGTATAATATGTTAATAAATGGCAGCATTTGATTATTTTTTAAGCGTAACCGGAGATTGTTCAAACACAAATGTAGGTGCTATATCATTATCTTTAACTGGAGGTACACCTCCATATACTATTGAATGGGTTGAACCAGACTTGGGTGTCACAATCACAACAGAAGATTTTCCTATACTTCAAACCGGGTTATCAGCCACAACATATGGTGTTAGAGTAAATGATTCAACATTAAGTGAGAATTTAGAATTCTTTATAAATATACCAGTTTCAAGTGGCTGCTGCGGTTCAATTGTCGCAACTAGTAACACTACATGTGGAGATACAAATGGATCTGTTACAGCAACAACAAATTCTAATTTTTCAACAACTGATTGTTATTTATACACAAGTGGTAATACATTAATTTCAAACAATATTTTTAGTTCTGAATTTGTTGTTTTTGATAATTTGAGTGCTGATACATATTACATATACGTTGAAGACATTGGGGGTTGCACAGCAAAGACAGAAAGTTTTATAATCAAATCATCAACAACATTTGATTATGGATTCTATACTATAAATGCTTCACCTTGCTTTAGTGGCAATACAGGTAAAATATATATTACAGGTCAGACAAATCCTGGTCCATACACCTATTTCTGGAATGATGGTTCAACAGGTAACACATTAAGCAATTTATCTGCTGATACTTATTCTGTTAGTGTTACAGATGGTGAAGGTTGCACATTAACAAAATCAGTTGAGATAGTTAACGCTTCCACAATTGGGCTTGTTAATATAATACCCACACAACCAACCTGTTTTACAGCAACTGGAAAATTAGATATAACCATAAGTGGTGGAACAACACCATATTATTATTCAGCAAATACTGGATATTATGATATAACTTATAATAATAATTTTTTGATGACCGGATTAACATCTGGATCATATGAAATTTTGGTTAAAGATGCTGCATTATGTGAATATTCAATATTCACAAGTCTGGATAATGACAATGGAGTAACTTCTGTTTCCATAAATGGAACAAATTCAACTTGTTCATCATCAAATGGATTAATTAATATTAGTTTGGTGGGGGGAACTGGGCCTTATACTTATGGGTTAATAAATCCAAGTGGAAATACCACAACAGTTAATACAACATCAACAAATTATATATTTGATAGTTTACCAAGTGGAACATATACAGCATATATGCAAGATTCCACAGGCTGTTATTATGATAAGCAAATAACCATAATAGCAGAAGATAAATTCACATTAGGATATTCAACAACTGGAACAACTTGTAGTTCAAACAATGCAAGTATATTTGCATTTGTAAGCACAGGAGCAACACCACCATATGATTATTATTTGAACACAACTTCAATAATTGATACAAATTTGACAGGTGTAACATTCCAGAACATAGCACAAGGTCAATATGAATTAAGGGTTGTGGATGCAACAGGATGTGAACAGAGGGACAATATACAAGTAACATCAAGCAATGGAATTGATTTCTCATTATACCCCACATCTTGTGTAAATGGAAATGATGCAACAATCACAGCATTAATCACAGATGGTACACCACCATTTACATTCACATGGTCAAGCAATGTAACTGGCAATCCACAATATATAGTAGCAACAGGATTAACAAGTGGAAATTATAGTTTAACATTACAAGATGCCAATGGTTGCTCATTAACAAGAGAAACAAGCATAAATTGCTTTAGTGTAAACACATCATATAAGATATATGTTGTGGATTCACAAAATTTTTCATTACAGCCATTAAATAACTTTGGATTATTGGACTTTTTAAATGAGGGTTTTAGTGATTTGGTGAATATGGAGTTTAGTGGATCAACCACCATAACAAATCCAAAATGCAATTTAAATTCAGCAATATTTACAACTGAATATACATTAGAGCCAAGTGGCATTACAAGTGCAAATACCTTCTATACAGGTTATACAAGAACAGATGTTCCAACAGATTCAGTTTATGTGGATTCTATTGTTAGTTTAGTTAGTGCAATCCCTGGGATTGATAGTGTATCTTATGATTTAATAACAAATACAATAAACATTATAGCAGAACCAGATGATACCATTACATCCCAGGTTTTAACCATAAACTTGAAAATAGCATATGATATTAGTTGCATACCATGACAAGAATTGTATTTACAAGTTTAAGTGGAAGCACACCTTTGAACATTTATGTATCTGATGCATTTGGTGGGAATGAGACATATTTGGGTCAGATAAGCACTTTACCTATAGTAGGAGAGGTTTACTTTGACTTACCAGAAATCTTTCATCTTGCGCCACAAGTGACAGTTATAGTTCAAGATAATACAGGATGCAAAACATCAAAGAAATATAATTGTTATATAAATTGTGATATAATTTATAATATAACAGATATCACATCAATAACACCAACACCAACTCCAACTCCATCTGCAACACCAGGATATATACCAACACCAACCACAAGTAATACCATTACATTGACAGCACTTACTGGGGCAACTCCTTTAAGCATATACATATCTGACATAAATGGAAATTATGAAACATATGTTGCAACCATTGTGAATACAGCCTCATTACCAGCAATAATAGGAGTTCCAGCCGTATTTGATGGAGCAGACCAAATAATGATAACCATCAAGGATTCAAATTCTTGTAGTTATTTTAAGTTAATAGATTGTGGATTTGTGTCAACATCACCAACTACAACACCAACCAATACAATAACCCCAACAGTTACGCCAACAATTCCAACATCACCAACAGTTACAGCAACAAATACAACAACCCCAACAGTTACATCAACAATTCAAACATCACCAACAACAACGCCAACAAACACAAGAACCCCAACAGTTACATCAACAATTCAAACATCACCAACAACAACCCCAAGCAATACAATAACTCCAAGTATAACACCAACTAGTACAGTTACACCTACAGTTACATCTACAGCTACTCCTACAACATATACTATTTGGGATGAAAGCATAAATGGATTTATGTCTAATTCTGCAGGTTCACCAACTGTTGTAACTTTAAATAACGGTAACGGCTTAGTTACTGCTTCTGTAGTGGGTAATAGTGATTATTTTACTTTTACCGTACAGAATAATCAGATATTAAATAAAATTTTTCTTAGAAGTTACAGTTCTTCTGATAATGTTGCTTGGTTGGGTATTCAATCTGGTTCTGCATGGACTGCAGGAGATAATCCTGGCTTGATGTTAGCACAACAACATTTTGGATCCGGAAATATAAATCAAGAAATTTTAGGAGGAGCATCTCCTTATAATTCTGGCAATTATACAGTGAGAGTACAGCAGCTAGGTTCCAACACTAATTATACTTTAGAATTACAAGTTTTAGCTGCCCCTACACCAACGCCTACTCCAACCATAACCCCAACCAACACAAATACAATAACTCCAACAGTTACACCAACCAATACAATAACCCCAACAGTTACACCAACCACTAATTCTAATGTTTTCTGTATAGCTATTACTGGGTGTACATCTGGGTCTATTTGTGATTGTACTGGTAATCCAAATATAACTATGTATTATTCTGGAACTTTGAATGAATTTAATAATCCAGATAGTGGTGTTTTTTATCAAACATTAAACAATTGTCAAAATGTAATACCTGATTATAATGGATTAACTTATTTCTTGGATACTTTTAATCAATTATATTGGCAGCCAGATATAAATGGGGCAATAAATGGTTATAATATCTGCTTATAAATTATAAATAAAAAATGTCAAATTACACAATAATTGTAATAAATACGGATCCAATATGTGAGAATAGTGTTGAGAACATCATTTCAGGTGTTACAGCTTGCTCAAGATATTTTTTACAATTAAATCCAGCATCCCATTCAAAAGGACCATTTGACATATATCTTAATTCAACAAGTTCAACACCATTATATGATAATATAACAAGGGAGCAATTCTTGATTGGGGTTACAGTGGAAATACTATGCACAACTCCAACACCAACTCCTACCATAACACCAACTATATCCATAACCCCAACTATAACCCCAACCATATCCATAACACCATCAAATACAAGAACTCCATCTTTAACACCAACAAGGACAATAACCCCAACAAATACACCAACAAGAACAAAGACACCAACACCAACCATAACTCCAACTGTAACACCAACAACACCAGAAGAACTTGATGCTTATTTGTTTATTGAACCAATTAATTTAAATGCTGATTTTAGCAATTGGATGAGCGGAAGTTTATTTAGAGGATTTTCAAATGGCATTGGTCCATCCATAAGTGCAAACACATTCAATGATGAATTAAATAGATATATATCATTCTCTGGTTGGGGCATAACAGCACCACAAGTAAGAACAGCAAAGATAAGCCAGAACAGTGGGGGTTTTGATGATTATGGCAACTCAATTCAAGCGTATCTATTCAAGACACATGAAGTTCCAGCATATACCACAACAGGATATTCTTGGTACACTTGGGTTATTCCAAATTTGAATACAAATAGAAGTCTTGTTAGCAACATAGGGGTTAATGAATATAGTGATCCAACAGCATTAACACCTGTCAATGTGAATATGTTATACGCTTCATTGACCGTTGAATATTCAGGTTTTACCATACCACAAGATTTTTATCATATTTATAGCACATTTAGCAATACAAATTTCAGATTAATAAATAATAATAATAAGATATATTTTAGGGGAAATTCATTGATTCCAGACGCAAATGCTTGCAATTGCTTTGATGTTTATGTTGATTCAACAGGAACATTAAGTTGTTATGATGTTTGCCGTAATGAACCAAATACTGAAATATGTGGAAAGACAACCTTATTTGATGGGTCAAGTGGGCAAACATATTATGTTGATTTTCAATCTTGTTTAAATAACAATACTAGTGGTTGGGGTGGAAGCAGAAACTTTAGCAGAAATGGGTATTGTTATTCCACAAATTCAGTTGGAATGATAACAGGTTCAACCATATGTCCATCTCCAACACCAACTCCAACAAACACACCAACATCATCAATAACACCTACAAACACAAGAACACCTACTATGACACCAACTAATACAATTACACCAACAGAAACAGCAACTCCTACTGAAACCCCTACCAACACAATAACCCCAACAGAAACACCAACTCAAACCATAACCCCTACCAACACAATCACACCAACCAACACAATCACACCAACCAATACAATTACACCAACAGAA